GTAGAAAAATTTGGTTATCAATTTAATTCCATAATTGAGGCTTGGATTATTTGGAGAATAATTACAAGATTAAGGGAAATCAATGCATCGGCCAAATCTGGTGGTATTGTGAATTATAGACTTAATATTGATCTGAAAACTAGGGATATACAAAGTATTGGTGGTCAGATACAAATGCCTAGTTTATGGTTGGATTATGACTTAACTGACATCACTGAACTTTTGGATGAGGCCTTTGTTTATGTTCATACCATAAAAGAGCCTTCAAACATCTTTCATGAAGATAAAAGCCATTCAGACAATTATAAAGTTTCAGGACGAGTATGATGGGTTGAGTTTACAGGAAAAAGAAGGGTATATTTCGAACACAGAACAATTAAGGAAATTTTTGCTCAGGAAGGGCTATGTGGGTTGTTGCACATCCATTATATATCATTCTGTGACCAGAAACTTAAAAGTGGAAAACCCAAATTACAAGAGATTTGTACATGAGATTGCATCGGAAAGTATTGGTGAATTACTATCTACAAAGGCTGTTATTTCAGATCAAAACAGGGAGGTTGTTGAAAGTAGGAAGATAAACAAAAGAGAACTTAAGAAAATGGTTAAAAGACAGAAAGATGTGCTTTGTTTGGATAGTGAACCAAAAGAAGTCGAGTTTAAAAATCTTAGATTAAAAGTGTCCTCAAGGTTTTATAGTGATTATAAACCCAGACAGAAAGTTTGGGAAACCATCATGGAGTATCTGGAACAAGATAAAAGCATGGAGAGGACAGTCCATCTTGCCAACTATTTTTTGAAAGAACCCATGGTGATTGCAGATATATGTATCAAGTCCCAATATGGCGGCAAGAGAGAGTTTTATGTGATAAATATAACGGCAAAGGCACTAGCAAGGCTCACTGAGGTTTTCTTTAGAAAAATATCACAGAACTCAGAGAATGAAGCAATTTCTATACCTGGGGATAAAAAGGTCATGAAAATGCAAAGGATGTTAGATGTCGTTCATACAATACACAAAACTGAAAACCATGACATTATATATACAAACGGTGATTGTACCAAGTGGTCTGCTGCAGAAACAATGCCCTCTTTTATTGCAATGACTCGGGCTTTCAAGGAAAACATACCCCCTGGGATGTACAATGTTTTACTTGCAACTTTCAATGCTTGGAGCAACAAAAAGATACAAATACCCATGGAAATCTATAACAAAGTGGTGCCTTGCAAGGATTATAACACTGATTATTTAAACAAGCTCAAATCAAAAAACGTCCCACAAATAGTTAGCACCCAAAACTTTTTACAAGGTATGTTTAATTATAGTTCTTCCTACAAAGCTGTTTGTTGTAATAACTATACTTACACTCTTTGGAAAAAATTATACCCGGAATCAGATTTGAAGATTGAACATTTGGAACATTCTGATGACTACGTCACTATATGTTTATACTCCAACATAAAAGAGTTTGAAAAATACAGGTTGCTAAATAAAATAATGATGAGGTTACACGGTTATAATGATAGTGAAAGAAAAACTTGTTCACAACCGTACATTATGGAGTTTGTTTCGCAAATGTCACATAATGGTGTTATGTTGTACCCACAAATAAAAAAATCAAAAGAAGTGAATTTGTCATTACCTTGCACCGGTTACACAAAGGACATGGAGGCAGCAATGTCAAGAGTGGGGGAATGTCATAGGGTTGGTTGTAATTTGAGTTTTCTTTATTTTTTCCAAAGACTACACACAATTGTTGTTGCAGAGGCCTATTCTATATTACCTGGTATGAGGAATAATATGAATAGGGGTTTTCGGGAGTTGCTTTCAGAACCTGTGGAATTGTTTGGGATACCTGATCCACACCCAATATTTTCATTGTATTGTAGAGGGGATGTAAACAATTATAGGTTATACAAGTATGGTGATGAGTGC